CGCCACGCCATCGTCGCCAAGACCGCCCTGGTCTGGCCGATTGCCCTCACTGGTGCACAGCGCACTGCTTACGAGCAGCAACTGGCCGAACGTGGCGTGCTGGTGCGTGAGAGTGCGTAAAGCCTGCCACTGATCCGCCTGTTACCCAACCCATTCATCCCCTCGAACCCGCCTGGCCGTCTGGCTTGCGCGGGTTTCGTCATTCTTGGAGCCCCACATGCAGAACCTTTTTGCCAACCCGGCCTTCAGCATGGCCAACCTCACGGCTGCCATCAACCTGGTGCCCAACCGCTACGGCCGGCTGGAAGACCTGAACCTGTTCCCGGCCAAGCCCACGCGGTTTCGGCAAATCATCATCGAAGAGCGCAACGGCGTCTTGAACCTGCTGCCCACCATGCCCCCAGGCTCGCCTGGCACCGTGGGCACGCGTGGCAAGCGCAAGGTCCGATCCTTCGTCATCCCCCACATCCCGCACGACGACGTGGTGCTGCCCGAAGAGGTCCAGGGCATTCGTGCCTTTGGGTCGGAAACTGAGCTGGAAACCCTGGCCGGTGTGCTGGCCCGGCACCTGGAGACCATGCGTAACAAGCACGCGATCACGCTGGAGCACCTGCGCATGGGCGCCTTGAAGGGCGAGATCCTGGATGCCGATGGCTCGACCATCTACAACCTCTACGACGAGTTCGGCATCGACGCCACCACCCTGTCGTTGGGCCTGGCGGATGCCAAGACCAATGTGCGCAACAAGTGCGTCAAGGTCCTCGGCGAAATGGAAAAAGCCCTCCAGGGCGAATTCATGACCGGCGTGCGTTGCCTGTGCTCTCCGTCCTTCTTCGAGGCCCTGACCAGCCACGCCAACGTGGTGGAGTCCTACTCCCGTTTCCAGGAAGGCGCCTGGCTGCGCGAAGACGTGCGCACCGGCTTTACCTACGGCGGCATCACGTTTGAGGAGTACCGGGGCCAGGCCAGCTCGGCCGACGGCACGGTGCGCAAGTTCATCGCGGACGGTGAAGCGCATTGCTTTCCCGTGGGCACGGTGGACACCTTCGGCACCTATTTCGCGCCAGCGGACTTCAACGAAACGGTCAACACCCTCGGGCAGCCGGTCTACGCCAAGCAGGCGCCGCGCCAGTTCGAACGGGGCACTGACCTGCACACGCAGAGCAACCCGCTGCCCATGTGCCACCGCCCGGGTGTGCTGATCAAGCTGACGACTTGATTCATGCAAGCAGCCTTTGAGCGTGCGGTCTCCCGTCTGTTTGCCCGGTTGGGAGTGCCTGGCACCTACCGGCTGGCCGATGGCCGAGAAATCGCCACCCGGTTCATTGCCAAGCAGGCCGATATCGTCGAGTCCTTTGGCGACACGCGCCTAGCTCTGGCGACCCACCGCTTGGATGTGATGGCCCGCGATGTGATGTCGCCCCGCGAGGGGGAACGCTTCACCGTCGCTGGCCAGACCTATCAGGTGGTGGGTGAGCCATTGGCGGACCGCGATCGCCTGACCTGGACTCTGACCGGAGCACCGGTATGAGGCTGATCGCCGCCTTGTCCGGCGAGTTGGACCAAATGCTGGCGGAAGAGGTGCGCATTGCCGAACAGGCGGTGACGCAGTCCATAAGCGAAGCCACCGATGGTCTCAAAACCGAACTGCGCAGCCAGATCACAGGGGCTGGCATGGGTCAGCGCCTGGCCAACACCTGGCGTGGTGAGGTCTACCCCAAGGGCCAGATGAGCATCAAGGCGGCGGGCCTGGTCTACAGCCGAGCACCCGAAGTGGTCGGTGCCCATGACCAGGGCGCAACCATCCGCTCCAAAGACGGCTTCTGGCTGGCGATCCCGCTACCCGCTGCTGGCAAAGGCCCGCGCGGCAAACGCATGACCCCCGGCCTATGGGAAAAACTCCGCGACCAGCGTCTGCGCTTCGTCTACCGTCGTGGCAAGCCCTCGCTCCTTGTGGCCGAAAACCAGCGCGCCCGCCAAGGCCAACGCGGTGGCTTCTCTTCCGCCTCACAAAATGCACAAGCGACAGGCCGAGGGCTGGTGACAGTGCCCATGTTCCTGCTCGTACCCCAAGTGACCCTGAAGAAGAAATTCGACATCGGCAGCAGCTCGCGCCGGTGGATCAGCACGCTGGCCCTTCGCATTGCCAACCGTTTCGATGAAGCCGACCGCAAAGGGGCAACTTCATGAGCCAACGTGAAAACGCCATCGGCGCACTGTTCGCCGTGCTCGGCCAGCTGTCCCTGGGTACCTCAGGCACCACGGTCAAGCGCAACGCCGCCTTGCCCGAACGCATCGCTGACCACGCCATGGCCATCTTGCGTGATGGCGAGATGGGCGAGCCAGAGGTGTCGCTCTCACCGCTGACTTACCACTGGCAGCATCAGGTGGCCATCGAACTGTTTGTCGCTGATCCGGATGCCGCTGCGCGTGATGCCCGCATGGACGGTCTGTTGCTTGAACTGGCTGCCCTGATCGAAGCCGACCGAACCCTTGGCGGTGTCATCGAGTACGCCGAGATCGGCCCGCCCAAATTCGACGAACTGGCGCCCGACGGCAGCAGCGGCATCAAGGCCTGCCTGCTGCCCGTGGTCCTGCACTACAGCAGTGCCGGGCCGCTTAGCTGATCCGTCGCCACCCGTTTCGACACCCATTCACATCCATTTCTGCAAGGAGTCATCATGGCCCGTGCTTACGGCGCGAACGCCAGCCTCTTGGCCGCGTTCGAAACCACTTACGGCAGCAACCCGGTGGGCGACTACTGGAAGCTGCCCTTTGTATCCACCACCCTCGGCTCTGAGCAGGGGCTGATTGCCAATGACCTGATCGGTCTGGGCCGCGACCCCAGTGCCCCGATCCGCGACGTGATCAAGGTCGAGGGCGACATCGTCGTGCCGATCGACGTGCGCAATATTGGCATCTGGCTCAAGGCCCTGCTGGGCGATGCCAGCACCAGTGGCTCTGGCGTTGTCACTCACACGTTTACGTCCGGTAAACCGAGCTTACCCAGCCTCACGCTGGAAACCGGCCTGCCGGATATCCCGGCCTGGTTTGTGGCCTCGGGCGGCATGGTCAACAGCCTGCAGGTGGGCTTTGCGCGCTCTGGCGCGGCCAATGCCACCGTGGGACTGATCGCCCAGGGCGAGGCCAAACAAGCTGCCACCCTGGACGCGACCCCCGCCAGCCGCGATCTGATCCGTTTCAATCAATTCCAAGGCTCCATCAAGCAAGGCGGGGCGGCGCTGGGCAACGTGGTCTCGGCGCAGCTGACGTACTCCAACAACCTCGAGCGCATCGAGACCATCCGCTCCGACGGCAAGATCGACGGCGCCGATCCGACAGTGGCCAGCCTCACCGGCAACCTGGAGGTGCGCTTTGCCGACACCACGTTGATCGATGCCGCTACCAACAACACGCCGCTGGAACTGACCTTCGGCTACGCCATCGATGCCGACCGGCGCCTGACCTTCATCGCGCATGAGGTCTACCTGCCCAAGCCCAAGCTTTCGATCTCTGGCCCCGGTGGCATTCAGGCCACCTTTGACTGGCAGGCTGCCAAGAACACCGCAGCCGGTCACATGCTGACCGTGCAACTCGTCAATGACGTGGTTGCGTACTGAACCTAAGAGGCAAACATGCTCAAACTCAATCTGAAACGTGAGCCGTATTGGCTCGACCTGGTCCAAG